CTTCCCATCTAGTTACAAATTCTTTAGCATTGTAAGGGTCAAATCCAAAACTTCGCACATCATAATCTTCATCAATAACAAACTGATCTAAGTCTTCATAGACCTCCATCATGTCTAGTACGGTCCCTTCTAAGACCATCAAACTTCCTTCATCTAAGAACTGGTTGTATTTACTTCTCATCGCTCCTGGAAGCTTCATAAGAGTTAATGACGTGATATAGCATCTAGTCTTAATCCCAAACTTACCACCAGCTAACGGAAACAAGAATGTGAATGCACAGAAGTCATCTCCCTGAGACATATCAGCTCCCATAGAACAAACCATCTTCCAGAAATTACGTTTCTTATGTGGCAAAGTTTCTTCATAAGTAAAGAAGTAGGTATAGCCTTCCATTGGGAGACCAAACCTCTTTGCTAAGATATCATTCCTAGAAGCAGGTGCTTTCTCTGCTCGTTCAACGTCTAATTGATAGACTTCATATGTAACAGTCTTGCCAAGATTAGGATTTGCCTTCTGCCAGGTTGATGGATCATTAATTTCTTTGACATCATCGAGTTTATACCACCAGATAGAAACATGTGGATTTATGTAGTCACCTCTAAGTATGTCCATTAGCTCCATTTTGATTGTATCTCCACTTCCGTTTCGAACAGTACCTTCTGAACTCGTTGCTACAATTAAGTAGTCATCAAGTTTAGATGCACCCTGCTCAATGGCACCAACAACATCCTCTCGAATGTCACCAGAGAGCCACTCATCAACAGTTGCTATCTTTGGTCGTAGTCCTTGTAGTTTATCAATGCTCATAGGTCGTACTTCTATTAGTGAGCCTGTAAGGAAGTTCTCAACACCCTTCTTAGTGGATGCTAACTTAATCCTGTTGGCTCTAGAGCCTGTTGTGTTCTGTAGAGAACCCTCGGTTAAGAATTGAAACAAAGGACCTCTTGATCTTGTAATGGCAGTTCGTATAGGAGACATAACTTCATCAGCCTGCTTCATGGTTGGAGCTGTAGTAATCTGATGAGTGGTTGTAGTATCAACATTATGAAAGTAAGATTGAATACATGAATCATATAATGATTTTGCAGCACCTCGGCCAACAATCAAATACTGTTTGTTAATCAATCGCTTCTTAATCATCTTACGTACATACTTACCACCATGGTTGTCTGGTGATGGTTCATAGATACTTCGTTCAACAAAATAGTACCATCCAAATACTGCTTCAGCCCATAGTTTGAATGAATCTAGTAGTACCAAATCAGCACCATCAGTTAGAGTAAGTTCTTTTTCACAATACTTAACAAATCCATCTACAACACCACTATCATAGTAGACTCCAGGATTACTTATTAGTTCGTCTATACGATTCATCTCCATAGAGATTTCTTTACAGACTGGTATCTCTCCACGAATAACTGCATCACGAAATTCTCCATAATATTTTGGTGTTGCTGTATTTGATAGTCCCATTTACATACCTTTAACGAAACTTAGTTGAACAGGACCTTTTGGTTTTATGGCTTTTTTTAATAACGAGTCTAATCCAGCTGACATACCCTTAATTACCACATTACTAAGAGCTTGCTTGGAAGAATTAACTAGGACATCATTGGCATATTTTCTACCAGCTGACATATCCTGTTTACTTAAATCTTTATATGATCTTTCTAACTGAAGTCTAGTATTTAGAGTCTGAAGATCGGCATTAGACATTTCTCTAATTTTCTTAGTTTTAAGTGTCTGTTTTTGTTTAAAATCTTCGCTATCAGTAGAGTGAGTTTTCATTTCTGATAACTTGGCTCCCATTTTTTTACTAAGAGTCCCTGATCTGCCTGATCTACGTCCCCAATGCATACCTATCTTACCATAATGCTTTACAAAATCAGTTTCAACCTCTAGTGTATCGTCAAAACTTCCCATTCTTCCTACAAAATTTTGATAGTCTTTATCCATTTTATTATCACCTCTATCCTTATGTTTTAAGTGGCATCTACTGTTATAGCAAACATTTTGCGTTCACTATCAAACTCTAATTTCTTATAAGTTAACTTATTTGGGGCTAATATGCCCTCTTGATTACTTCTTGTATTAACAAGAGATTTTCCATCATTTGTTTTACCATCGGCTAAGACTCCAGGTGTTCCCTTACAATTAATAATCATATATGTATTGTAGGTTGAAGCTGCTGTTGGATTAACTGCTCTCCAGGTATCTATTGCAAATAAAGGAGATGTACTTGTCGAGAAAACTCTATTTTCTTTTAGCGATTTTCCACTGAAGTTTTTAGAAAGTAATGAAATGTTATTTTGTAGTTCTTCTTCAGACATCGTATCTAGTTTTTTCGCTACGCCATTTATGGAAAATTTAAAATTACAACTTCGATACACTGTAACATCGTTTATTGCATTCTTTCCAAGTGTTTGTTTTAACTTTGCTGCTTCTGCTGCAATCTCTTTAGGTGTTCCTATTGCTAGATAATTATTAACACTTCTAGAATACCTAGCCGAGTCAGTATAAGTCTTTAAATTAAGAATATCTTGTTTATCCAAATTATCATACACTGTTTTAGCATGAGTTTTGATACCTACTTTTTCTATTGCTAGAAGTGCATTTTTATTATTTGGAAGAACACCGGATTCTTTACTAGATGCTTTAGTAAGATCTGCTAATAATTTTGTATCGTCATTTACTTTAGTTGTCATCTTATGAACTTTGTATTTTAGTTCTCGAGGATTAATTTTTGCTCCTACTGAATATGCAGTTTTTTCAATACTCCCGCTTGTATGTCCCCACTTCATTCCCATAACACCATGATGCTCTAGATACTCATTATCTCTCATTTTACACCTCCTCTGGAACTATGACTTCTGGAACGTAAGTCTTATTCTCAACTTGTACATTTAATCGCCACTCCATCTCTGAGGCTAGTTGTTTCATAGCCTCTAATACAAAAGAACTGGATGGTGGATCAAATAATAAACGAACTTTTAAGTAAATAAAAGTTTTAATTGCTTCTATATCAGTACGTTCACCAATCATATCGTTCCAAACATCATCTGAATTTAAGATTATAAATCCATCCGGAGTTACGCCTATTTGATTTAGGGTCATTATAACTGAATTAATATATATTATGATTTCAACATCAAAGTTAGTCATATCGGGTTCTATGCCCAACATCTTTTTAATAGATATAAGAATACTATCCATGTTAATTGGGTCTGGTGTAATTACATCGGTCATACTAAGTTCTCCTTTCTTAACGCCAAGGACAAGTATCGTTTTGGCATCTCTCATTTGGGGTTTGTGGTAGTAGTGATGGATCACCATAGTGTATGGCATTATGTGTTCTGAATGTAGTACAGATTAAAAACTTTTGATCGTATAGAATATCTCTATCAAGTTCAACATCTTCTATACTTATTGGATTCATGTGATGAACTAGTATATGCCTATGAATCTCTTGTCCTTCTATGCCTAAGTCACATCCGTTATCTCTTATGATTATATCATTTCTAGTTCGTTTCCATCTTTTGGATGTGTATAGAATTTGATTTAGGTATCGGTCAAATCCAAATGTAGTTTCTCCAACCTTACCCTTAAGTCTTAAGTATTGGTATCGTTCATCAAAGGAATTAAGTTTTTTTAATTCTGAATAGGTCTTCATTTCTTATGGTTTAATATATATTCCATCTCTGGAGCACTTGGTCCTACTTTTAAAGTCATGTTCTTATAAACCAACACTGATATAATTAGTGAACCTATTACTAATATTTTCTTAACATCCATACTATCTACTCCTTTCCAACATACGCGTTATTTCAGTGTTTGATAACTTGGTATTAGGATTATCTTTACGATAGTTAAGTGTTTCCCTAGTCAGTGATTGTTTACCTAGTGCTTTGACTCCTGTATTGATACCAGTAAACCCTAATATTATGCCCGCAAGTTGACCTCCTGCTTTAACATTTTCTACCGTATGTAAATGCCCGTATGCTAATTTCTCAGATTTTTTAATTATATCTTCTGTTACTTCTTTAACCCCTACTACATCCACCAAACCTTTAGAGTTGAATGTTATAATTGGATTGAAGGTTCGGAATCCACTTAATTGGTTATCGGTTATATCTTTTATAGCATTATAACCATCTTTACTTAATGCTTTCTTAAAAGGTTCGGTTATTGATTCCGCATTTGGTCTATGATCAGCCATTGCCATATTAACTATTTTATAAACATCTTTTGTGACTTTACCATCAACTATATCGTCAACAGCTCTCTTTCTAACTTTATCAAGTCCAGGCCAACTATCAACATAATCACCAGTCTGGTATAAGATGTAAGACTTTAGTTTTTCATGGTAATCTGGGTCAGTCTTAATAAGTGAGGCTATTGTTTTTCTACTATTCTCTGGCGATACCATCTTAATGTCTTTTAAAACATGAATTTCTTTATCATATGGAGTTTTGCCAAAACCAGATATATTTCTGGCAAAGATACCTTTATACTTAGAGTTATCTATTTTATCCAGTATCTTTCCCTTTTCACCAACTCTTGTTGAGTAGAATGCATCACGAATATCCTTGGTATTCTCCGCTGATATGTTCGATAACTTGGTACCACTTTTTATTATCTTATCGACTCTATCATCATGATACTTGTAAGCTAGATATGCACCTCCGGCTACAACTGTTGTGGCTCCAACGGCTATCAATAAATTCCTAGTTTTTATATGCTTATAGGCCGCCACTGATGCTTCGTCGTTAGACATACCTTTCTCTTTATACTTAGATTCAACTTTAAGTTGGGATTTAGATTTAGGACTTGAATTTATTTTATCTAAAATCTTAGCACTTTTTAAATCTGTTCGAGCATAATCATACTCTCTCATTGCTGAGTCAAATCTTTTCTGATCAGATGCACTTGCATACGTTGATCCTGCTCTATTATACCTTTCAGTCTCTTTTCTAAGAATCTTTTCTTGACTCTTTAGATTTGCATGAGCTTTTTCGATGGATGCAGATATTTCTCCTTTATGATGTCCCCAATGCATTCCCATAATACCATGATGTGCAAGTTCATCTAAAGAAGGATTGTCTATACTAGTCTCCATCGTCATTACCTCCTTTTCCACTGTATGATTTCATTGCATTAAGGGCATTTGCATATAATTCTTCTACCTTCTTTGCTGATTGAATAGCATCTGTCTTGGCTTGTATGAGTTCTTTTTGTTTCATAAGAATCTCTTTCTCAATTCTTTCTTTGGTCGAACCAAGTTTTAAGAAGTGAGTTATAACTTGTGACGATGCCGTTCCTTTGAGAAGTTGTTTCTCTGCCAAGTCTACAGCAAAGGCTATCATTTGACTTTCTCTTGCTTCTGGTGTAGTAGCAGGAGGCTGGCGTTTCGGTGAATCATCTTTCTTGGACACGGCCATCAGTTGTTCACTCCTTTCTATTACTTTTATGTAAGTTTTAATGTGTTCCTAGACACTTTCAGGTATGGCGACCCGACTTTGGACAATCAACATCTCTTGAAAGGGGAGAGAATGGCCACCATGAACCACTTTTGACTAAAGAAGCCGTCGCCATACTTGAAAAGGTCTAGGAAAATGTCCCACCGGAGCTTTTTTTAGGACGAACGCGATATGGAGGGGGGGTAGGATTTGCGAGGGACCCCCCACTATTGGTTTATTCTACATCTTTAGTTGCTCGCGTATAGATTCCTAAAAGATTTAATTTAATTATGTCATCAATAGCAGATTCAATTGCTAAATGCTGATCGAGTTCACTTAGTTCATCACTTGTTCTTACTATTCTAGATAAGTAACTAAGAGAATGATAACCTTTTGATTCATCAAAGGCATACCATTCATCGAAATCATCGAATGGATCGAATGGATTATCGGTTGTAGTTAACATTGATTGTTTCATAAAGATTACTCCTTTCTTAGTTCATGTATGATGATACTGTAGAAGTTGATACACCTAATTCATCGGCTATCTCTGCTTGAGTATGGCCACTCTTAATTAAGTTTTTCATCCTTGATTCTTGTGCTGTTGTCACTGTAGGTTTAACTCTAGGTGTTGCTAATTGCTTAACTAAATCAGGGCTAGCATTGTTAAGTATCTGACTTAATGTGTTATTACTAACAGCACCTGCTTGTATAGCTTCCCATTCTTTATTTGTTATCTCGACAGGATCTTTTTTCGCACCCATTCTAGCTCTTGCTTCTGCTAAGGCTTGATACTTGTACTTTTTAATCTCACTGAGTTCCATGTCAGGGTTGGCTGCCTTCTTGGCTGCTATATTGAGTCCTGCTATTCTATTTGCATTCCTCTCTAGAGGAGCATTCTTTAACGCTACGTTTAGTTTAGCATTAAGTGTAGCTACTTCTTTAGCATAGGTCTTTGCTGCAGAGGCGGAGTACAAAGAAGGTGGGGTACTGATGTATGCTTTCCTTGACTCATTTGCTAATGCTTTTAATTTGTTTGCATGCTCAGCATATACCGTTTCCATAGTAGTTCCAGATGATAACTCAAATGCATCTTTTGCTTCTGCCATCTTAGTAGACTTGATTGTTTTCGTGACAACTGTTTCTTTAATAGGCAGATTAGGATTCTCTAACAATGCCTTTTTAACAAGAGCATTATATACACTAAGTATTTTCTTCTTTCCTGTTTCTGGATCGGTTATAGTTACAGTTTTCTTGATATAGGACTTTCCTGTATTTGTATATAATTTATTTCCTGTAACAGGGTCAATATATATTCTCTTTTCTTTACCTGTTTTGGGATTAATAATACCATTACCGGTTCCAATTACTCGATCATCAACTCTATAATCAGAAGAGGCTTTGGATATTAAGGTAGAAGCTCCTCTTATTGCACCACCTTGATAAGTCTTTTTTAAAGCAGCAATACCATTATCAATAGCTGATTGTTTATAATCTAAATGATGTTTTTCAGCATCGATTACAACCATGCTATGTTTAACGGCTCTAACTATTTCCTCATTTTTTGCACCCTTAATAGTCATATCTGTAATAAGATTAGAAACATTTCCCATTTCAATACCTTTAGTACGAGATGACATTTTTGGTGCTGAGTCAGGTAATTTGTATAATGCTTTTGGATCGAAATCCTCAAGTTGTTTAAGAGCTGGTTCAGTTCTTATTAATGGTTTACCATTTCTTCCTCTATTAGGAATAACTAAAACAGTATCACCATCAAAATCTGCTCCTGACAATCTTTCAGCTACTTTAGGATGTATACCAACAGCATCAATTAGTTTTCCATGAAGTTTTTTAGCAATTGGTTGCTGATTGTTAACTGTTAGTTCTGGTATTTCAAATATACCACCATGTGGATATCTAACAAGAACTACTTTTTCCCCATTTCGATAGGTTGGAGCATATATCTCTGTATCCTTCATACTTGGAATTGGTAATATAACTCTTGACCCTTGTCTTGGTAGAGCCGCTGCTTTTAGATGTACAGCTGCTGAATCACAATCATCAGAAAAGCCATCAAGTAGTTTTTTTCTAACAGTTGGATTAGTCAGAGTCATAATTTCATCAAATTCTTTTTTCTTAGAGGCATAAGCTAATCCGAGTTGTTGTTTGGCAAGATCTGGGGTTTGTTTAGATAACATCTGAGATGATATATTTTTAGACCATTTTTCCCAATCGCCTTCTTCATTAACTATATTTAAGGCACTTACCTTTACACTTTTTTTAACCAAATCTTCTGGTATTTTCATTATTTTAGCTATTTCAGAATAAGATTTACCTTCATTCTTTAATTCTAACATTTTACCTGAACCTGGTGTTTTTTTACCTTCTTCAGTTACAAAATGTTTTTGTCTAATGGTTGCACCAAATGGGTTATCAGGATCTATTAATCCAGTTTTCTCATCGGCCATTGATTTAAACACTTTACTAGCTGGTGTAGTTTTTGATTTATTGGAGTTATACATTACATCAATTCCTGGAGGGAGTTTATCAGTATATATAGCCATACCTTTTAAGTAATGAGTATCATCTACAGCTATACGAACTTGAGCATATCGCTTACTCCCTAAAGATAATTCAGGAACACCCATTCTTAATTGGATAACACCATCCATTTCTTTTCCGCCACTACCATCATCCGCATAGTTTATTTTAACTCGTTTGGAACTTATACTATTAGGGGTCTCAATTCCAAGAATAGTTCGACCACCATCTTCAGAATATTTATCATTAATCATGTGAATTTTATCTTTGTTGTTCATAACTTCTGCCCATGTAGTTCCTGGTTTAGCAACTACTAACATAGTTGTTATTTTACCAGTACCTTGTTGGTCAATTGGAATTTCATGTGTTACATACCCTTCTTCTTCTAGTAATCTAACAGCTGTTTTAAGTTGAGTTCTTTTAATACCAATATATTGTTCTGTTTGAACACCAATATCAACATAACCAGGTTTTGTGTCTAGTTCATCTTTCAACATATTAGATATGTTTCTAATTGTACTGGCTTTTTCTAAAACACCTGGTTTTAATAAATCTCGAATTGATGATTCATTTCTACCCATGATTTCACCAATCTTAACATTACTATATCCCTTTTGTTCTAACATCATAGCTTTATGAGCATCTGCTATTTTCTGGTCAGCGTTGGCAATTGATCTTCTTTGTCTATATTGGTTAGAGTTCATGCCTAATCCTGTTGCTATTTCATTATCAGTCATACCTTGTTTTTTCAATTCTTCTATTTGAGTTAGTAGTGTTTTACTTCTTTGTGGCATTTGTCCTGACCCTTTTGGATATCGACCAGAGGTGCCAGTGCCAATATGACTTAGTTCATTATAGATAATCATATTCTCCTCCAATCTTTAATTTAGTAATCTTTTGGTCGAATACTATAATTTTGTCCATGATATGTAGGATATCTTCTGTTGGTGGGGTATGAATTAGAACCTCATCCATTTGGTATAATCTTAATTCTGTATCTATAGAAGTTGGGTCTATCTTGTATTCTAAACAGAATAAAGCAGTATATACTTCTAGTTGTCTCATAGATGCTGGAGTAATTCCAGTTTTTAAATCATGAATTCTAAGCAAGTTTTGTCTATAGGATATGGCATCCGCTGTGCCAAAACAATTCTCTGAATAATACAAAGGTTGTTCTGTTGCCATCTTATAACCTATAGCATCATTTACATAAAGGTTCATTGTCTTCTTTGATTTAGGAAGTTTGATTCCTAATTTTATACACTCACTAGCAAACTCATGCAATCTAGTTCCCTGCATAGTTGCTAAAAATTTAGAGTAAGTAGATGCAAGTTTCTCTTCATCATAGTTCACCCAATGATATTTGGATGCACTAAGGAATGCATGTTGACCTGCTAGTTCGAAATGTGTGTTGAAGTTCATTTATTACTTCCTCCTTTATCTCAGGCCATATTGCACTAGCATAGGACATCTTATCCAGTACTCCAAGATAGTATTCTTGGTTAGGTTGATAGCTGGATTTAGAATTTTGTTTACATTCTAGAGCAGCCCAGGTATTATTATATAGTATTAATAAATCAGGAAAGCCTTGAATGTAATTAGCATCATTTTTTAGAATTATACATCCTTTAAATAGGAATTCAAGTTCATCAATTAACTTAGATTGGAACTTACTTTCTAACATGGATTATCTCCTTTGCAAAAACAAAATAATAAGATGGGCTTATTCTATCCCTCTATTATAGTATATGTTATTTTCGCGAGGTTAAGAATCTATAAAACGATGTATGTTGAAATTCTTTTTATTTTTTAATGCCCTTGCTATTGCTAGGTCTATTATTGAGTTTGACTTAATATGATAGTAATACAAGTATGTGAATGGTGTATTAAGACGGTCGATTCGTCCCGCTGCCTGAACCATGGTCTTGTATGAATAGTTTTGTGAGTAGAATATGATTGTGTCTGTCTCTATACAATTCCAACCCTCTGCACCCGCTGTATACTGAACTAAATATATCCATGATTTAGTTTTTGGAATCTCTTGATGGGCATGTCCATTCCATTCACTGGTTGATATTTTTAATGTGTCACCTAATTCTTTAAGCATAGACAACTCATAATCAAAATTATAGAATATGATTACTTTCGGATGCTCCTTGATTATCTTAGTTATTTCTTCCAACCTAGACGGATCACTATTAACCACCTTTCTCATTAGATAGCATACTTCACTGATGGACTTGATTGGTTTCTCAGTATATGGGTTCCATCGTTTAAGGAGAACTGTGTCAAGAGGTTCTTTTTTAAATGGAACATTTATAGTTTTATCAATTGCAATTGTTTGTTTGGTATATTCCATTCTTATGGTTATCTGTTCTCTTAATCGGCTAAGGTGACCTTGCTCCATAAAGCTCTCTATCTTTGGATATTTTGTAAATCGATTATATACGGCGTGTCGCCTAAGAAACTCAGTACGGTTCTTATAGAACTTATTAGCTATGAAGACAGGAATATAGTCGGTCCAAGTATCACCTGGTGTAGCACTAAGAAGAATCCAATTATTGTTCTTTACTATCTTTAAGAATGATTTGACCCAGGTGCCTGAACCAACTAATCGCTGTTCATCAAATATAAAGAATGCATTCCTAACTTTGATATACTTTGATATATTATTCCATGAGTCAACGATGACTGTACTCATACCACAATCTTTCTTTGTTGATATAAGGAAAGGAGTACATTCCCCTTCCCATTCTAAAGTATCTCTTTTCTTAGCTGTTGTAATGATATAAAGGTCTTTTGGTTTTGTCATGGGAGAGAATTCCCCAACACCATTTACATTCATAGTACCTTTACATTCTTTCAGAAAATAATAAGCTATGGCAGTTCTCGATTTACCAGAGCCGACCCCACCACAAAGGATGGAGCCTGACTTTAGTTTATCAATTGCTTCTATCTGATAGTCTCGAAGACTAATCATAATACTTTTCGGCGAATTCGTCTTCTACTATTGTAACATACATACTCTTAACATATGCTTTAACTCCTTCTTTACCCTGAACATCCCAATTATAAGGTCTAATGATCAAATCGACATTTTCTATCTCAGCAGTATCTAATTCACTTACTGAAATATCATCAAGTACAGTCTTCCTCTTCTTAGTTACTAAGACTATCTTAGGCGCTATGTTATCATATGATACTGCAACCTGTAAATATGGTACCATATCCTCTCCTTCTTCTCTAGGCTGTAACCAACGGACATTCCATCCATCGTTTTCCAATTTATGACCATCAACCATATCTAGGAACACACAGAAATTTCTTCTTCCTACTGGATTAAACTTGGCAGCCTTTCCACTAAAGTTTCTGAATCCTATCCTCGCGTTTTCTATTACTAAATTATTCTTGATCATCATTATTATTAATCCCCTTTCTTACTTTACAATTTTGACAAAATTCATGTTCTCCACATTCTGTTAAACAACAGTAAATATATGGCATGCTATATTCTTTTTGACATTTGTTACACTTTCCAATATATATCCTCTCATCTGGACATTTCATTATTGTTCTCCTTTCAAAATGGTAATAGTGTTGGTTTAAAATGTGAACCAAGTTTACATAATAAGATATCCTCTTCTTCTGATAAGTTATTACAACTTTCACAAAGAGTATCATTATTTTTTCCACATGGGGTTGAACATAAATTTCTTGGTTTAGGTGACTCACTATATATAAACCATTCAGTATCACCAAAGTTGGATATATTAGTTAATGCATCATCAACCAACTTATTATAATATGCATGATCGATGTCTGCTTCTTTATTAAGAA